TTAGGTAATCTTGTGAAAAATAAGAAACAATAACCAACCAAAGCTTATAAACCTCGATGATACTGAGTGTCCTTTACGCAACGTAAACCAGGCAAATACATGAGGTAGGAAGAAAATTCCAATGCCAAGCATGAGGCTGACTTCGCGAGAGGTGCCACTGGTACTCCTAAAGCTATCATTACGCCCATCATGCTTATAAATCACCTCTGAGTGAGAAATACCTGTACCGGGAATGCTACTCGTTAAACGAATACCTTTGCTACTAGTATTAATCGTTGCACCTTTCCCACCTACGGATAGGCTAGTAATCCCGTTTTTACCGATATTAACTCGAACTCCTTTAGCTATCTTGATGCTTCTCCTAAACCTCATTACATATTTCCTTTTTAAATCTATAAAGCAACCATCACGTGGCAGTAGATAAGAGCTAGATTAGACCAAAGATCCTCATAAGAATGGTCGAACCGATAATTATGACTATCACAGTCTGTATTAAATTATTTCTTTCACTCTTTTCAATTGCCTTATACTTCACCTTTAGTATATCGGTTTCCAAGGCCTCAGCTTTGGATGTGCAATATAGGGCTTTGAATACATCCTTACGTTCTTCGTCTTGAATTAGCTCGGAAACTAGTTCCAACTCTTCAAGCTGTTCATCTGCAACTTTTGAGAATGAACCTTGTTCAATAAACCTTTCCGCATGTATTTGCGCTAAGTTTATAGCAACCCTAATTTGATAGTTTTCTAGACGCTGAGTATGTTTCATTTTTACATTCCTTTATTTATACATACTAATGTATCAGTTGTCTTATAAAAATACAGCTCAGACAAAGTCATTGTCATAAAAACAGCTAGTATGAATTCAGTGAAGCAGGAAAGCCCATCGATGAGGTGCAAGAAAGCCCCTCTCGGGGCTTTCTTAAAGTGGGTTGGCTTGGTCTAAAGTTCCTCTTTATCGTAGTTTGTTAACTTGCCTCCTCAAGGCTACTATTTGTTGTTTAACCACAATACTGGCTTTTAACGATTGCGTGTTAACCGTCACTTTTCCATTTGAGTCCATTTCGATAATGATCTCTCGTGCACTGTTAGTTCCTGGTGCCAGCCAGAGAGATAGTAATTGCTTCATCTTACATTTCATTACTCCATATCTTCCCAACACCAAGCCTTTGTACCAGTATTTGTCCAATTCTCACTATTATCTGCGATTGTATCAATGAACAAATCGAACGCATGGTGATGATCGTCCGCTTTAATGCGAACAATCTGGCCATTGACTCTTATTAAGTCTTGAGACTCACAATCTAAAAAACTAAAGGTCTTCATAATTATCTCTCTTTAAGGTTTAAAATTAATTTCTTCATACCTAATAACCTCGTCAGTCAAAATGTTTAGCGCTAAGGTGCTCCCAGAGTGACTTAGGCTTTGGTGTAGTAGGTGGTATTGAGGGTCCTCCATTTCTTCCAACACCTTTATTTACCTCTGGTGGGGTTGGTACCATTTCGGAGCAGTCATTGCGGACCATTCGCTCACAGTGTGTCTTGATACTCTGGGTTTTAAATACGGAAATGCCAACCACCATACCTAATGTAAAAATGACCATATTAGTGACTAAAGAAGGTTTAATCATCGAACAACTCCGGTTGAATTCGTTTTGTTTCAGCAGCTTTTACTGCACGAACGATTTGGTAAATTCGTTGCTCAGACAGGTTATATTTTTTGGACAACTCAGCATGATTATCACCTCTGAAGTCCTGATAAATCGCTGAATGCTTTAGCATATTATCTAAGCTAACTCCCTTAGGAATATATATGCTGCTGCCCACACACCGATTACGAAAATGGTCAGTGATTAAAGTTGCTAGCTCGCTTGCCTTTTCATCTCCTAACTTAGCTTGGATTAACACCTCTTCAATACTATCCATCAATAGTAATAGTGTTTCTGCAGTAGCAGCTCGACTCATGTTGCCTCCTGTTTACCATCAACAGCTTGCCCATATTTACGAATAAACTCACAGCAGTCTTCAAATGCTTGTAGTGTTTGAGGGTACTTTGCTAGGTTTCGATAGCGCTCTAGCTGCATTTTTGTCGCGGTGATCTTTACTTGCACCAAAAATATTTGCTCGCAGTCATCTAATCTAGACTGGTCAATATGCTTAATGTAGTGAAGTGCTGTAGTGGACTTTACAATTAGTGCTTGTTTCATCAAACGTAGATGAAATCGTTTCAAGCGCTCTATAAGTTCAGGTGCAATTGGCAACACCCACTCTAAGCGGTCTATTGCACTGTCGTTATTTAAACTCTTTGACTGAGCTACACACCACTTTTCAAGCGCAATGTAACTGCCGTTCTCAATCAAACTTTGCTTATGCATGGCGGTCCAAACTTGGCCGAGTTTCTTTAATCGCGGGTTTTGGTCTAAAACCTTTTGGTCGATATGTTTACGCTTTGGTTTCTGCTTTTTAAAACCCAGCTTTTCCATCCCTCTAACCACTTTATCAAGCTGTTTTTTATTCATTTGGATAGTGCTATCGCAACCTGTCCAAGCCTTGAGGTTTTCTCTATATACAGCGTCGTCCATATTTAGCTGACGCTTAGCTATTTGAATTAACTGTTTTTGCTTGTTCATGCTGACTCCTTAACCTCAGTTAGATGCTCAATAGGTACATGAACAGGCTTAATAAAGAACTGTTCTTTTTGGTTAAATGTGATGCCTGGAATATCTTTGAGCTTTTCACGGTGTTTGATAAGCCCAGACTTATTAGCAGATGTTTTTGTCGTTAATAGGTCAGTTAGCTTGAGCTGTTCTTGTAGCTTGCTAAGAGCGTCTATTACCTCTTGGCCGTTCTTAACGGTTACAGATAACGGCGGTGTGCGAGTGCCAATTTCGCCTACATCAAATACACGCGACTTTTTACCTGCAGGTACTATGTCTTGCTGGTTTGCAGTAAAGAATATTTGTGCAGATTTACTCAGCACTTTAATTTCGTTGTTGATCGCCGTTGTTGTTTCTTTTAAAGACGCTTTGGCATCTTCGATAGTCTGGTTAGTTTTTGCTGTGGCTATTTCCAATTGTGTTTGCAATTGACCAATGCGAAATATGGTTTGCTCAAGTTCTTCTGAGCTGCTTACTGAGAGCATATCGTCCGCTCTCACGCGGCGGTTAGGTTGTTTAGCCATGGCTTTTATCCTTCATATTGTGGATCTGCATTTCAAGTCGATGGGTCGCGTCTTGCAATTGCGCGAGTGTGGACAGCGCATCTTGCTTACGGCCCGCGAGAATATCGCCATTCACCAGCTCAGTGAGTTGTGCAATGGTGTATATAGAAGGCGCGGTATTATGGGTAAAACGTTGAGTGCTATTTGTGATTGATACATTCATGAGCAACTCCTCAGTTTCGGTTTAATTTTTGAATAATTGCACTCACATATTTAGCCTGATGAATTGCATCATCTAGGGCGCTGTGGCGAGTGCCTTCAAAAGGTATTTCTTTTTTAGGGTCGAAGTTAAAAAGGCGACGACCCAAATCAACAACTGTGCGTACATCACGGTCATTTCTGAATTGCCAAGGTGCTTGCATGCCGCATGCTTTATAGGCATTACGTAGAATCGTATTATCAAAGGTTGCGCCATTTCCCCACACCGTACGGGTGTCAATGTCCTCAATTTGGCTTACCCACTGATCAAACTCACCGAGTGCTTCAGCCAAAGGCAATACATCGTGTGCCAATAACTTTCGTCGTGCTTCATCACTTCGCTCTAACCACCAAAGCACGGTCTCCGCATCCATTTCACAAAGCTTTGCTGAAGTTGTAAGGTCAACACTAATTTCAAAACTAGCGCCAATGTCACCGTTTAGCGGATCAAAGAAGCAAGCACCAATGCTCACAAGGGCCGCATTTGAGCTGGTGCTCATCGTCTCTAGGTCGGTCATTACGTCAATCATGCGCACCCCCTCACGTATTCTTGCGCTAACTCAGCGGTGATCCGCTCTTCACCCAATGCCGCTGCATCGTTCATTAGTGTTTTCATGAGCGTGTTAACGTTCATTGGGTACGACATATCTACCAACTCATCTGGTTTGCCTGTGGTGTGGCCAAACTTGCGCACGCCATACAAGGCCTTGCGCACCATTGCGACAGCGTCTGGTTCAATGACTTTCTCAGGGATCAGGCGGTGGGCTTTGAGCTTATGGTTAATGTAATCGTTCATGTCGTCGCCTAGAGGCGGCACGTCGAGCTTGTTAACCCGATAGGCAAATTCGCGCACGTCCATGCTGGTCAGTACTTTGTTCAGCTCAGTCTGGCCTATCAGGCAAATACCTATCAGCTTGGTAAATCCGTCGCTCAGCTCCCACAGCACTTTAAGCTGCTTTATCACATCCTCTTTGAGCAAATGCCCTTCGTCGATAATCAACAAGTGGCGATTACCAGCATTGCAGCTGCGGGTGAGTTCGTCGCGGATGATCGCCGAGCGGTGTTCACGAGACCGAGGGACCTTAGAGATATGCAGGTCACGGTAAATCGCCTCGTTCAGCGTGTCAGCGGTGATTTCTTTTTTATCTACCATCGCCGGGCGGATCACCCGAATGTTTGGGTGTTTGGCTCGCACTTGCTCCATAGTAAAGTTCATCATGACAGTTTTACCGCTACCACACTCACCAACAATGGCCATCAGTACACCAGCCTGTGCACAGTGGATCATCGACTCCAGCATGTATTGCTGTTGTACACCTAAAAAAACTTGGTCGATGTTGTAGATATTGTCATCCCAAGGATCAGAAATGGCGTTAAAGTGTTTTTTTGCTTGTTGTGAGAGCATTTTTGCCTCCGGTAATTCGTAAACAATGTGGCCATTAATGGCATCTTCATGCCCCAAAATAAGCCGTCTGGTTTTATTACTGTGCTTCCACTGGCTACCAGTGGTAACAGCGTTGTTGTGTGGGTCGTCCAAAAAGATCTGAAAGACATTGCTTTCAGCGACTAAGCCATTTTCAATAGCAAAACGTTCTAAGCCATGTTTAACCGCCTCACGCGTTTTATCTCGCTTTGGGTAGTCAGACTTAGTCACGATTTTGTTTAGTGTGGCTTCGCTGGTTTTAACGTCTGCATGATGATCTAGCCATTGCGCCAGCTGCTTATACGTGATGTCGCGATTTGCCATCATGCGGCCAAGTTTTATCTTCCAGGTCTTTTGGCTGATCTTCTTTTTGTGCTCGTTAGGCTTACTCATGCCGATTTCCTGTAAGTTGCTGGGTAAGCCGCCAGCACGCTGTCAAAGAACGCGTCGCGTGCTTTAGGGCAGCTAAACTGATAATTGCCCGTCGGTTCTGCCAAGGCTGTCCAGCGTTTATTACCCACCGGCTTTATGTGCACTTGGTAGAGTGTTTGAGTGCGGCCCGTAACGACGTTAAACGGGGTAACTTCAGCTTTGCGAATAAGGTGTTTTTTTGATGCGCCCATGGCGTACTCCTATCGTAGATTGACCACTTTGAGGTGGTGGGGTTGTACTAAGTTGTCTAACTCTTGGATAAGAGCTGGTAATTGGTCTTCGGAAATGGTGCGACCCTCAAGGTGATGTTTTTCATCCGCGGTAATTGGAGTGCCACGGTGAGCCACAATGGCTTTTCGAAGTGCCAAACCCGAGAGCTGTTTTAGCGAAGTTGTTTCAAGCCCAGTTGTGACTGACTCACCTTTCAGGCGCAGGTAGTCTGGGGTTTGAATACCGTCTAAATGACTATGCGCATCGAGCGCACCACCAAATGGCACTGCTTTTTTATTGCGTTTAGCTTTGGTAATTTCGTCGTCATTTAAACCGGGGTACGCAGTGCGCTCAGCTTGTTTACGTGCTGTATCGACTAGAGTGTCTTTAGGCGCTTTCATTTGCTCACCAATAACAGCACCGTTTAAATCAAAACCAGCCTCATCTACCGCTGTAGGAGCAACCGTGTGTATTTGCTGCTCACCTTGATACTTGCAGTACACTAAAATTTCGCCACGCTCAGAGAGCGCCATAGGTAGCACAAGTACTTTTAAGCCTTTGTAAATACCTACCAAACCATCCAGCACATATTTTTGGCTGCGTTTGAGCGCAGGGTGTACAAAGGTGATCGATAAGTCAGGTTTGACTGTGCGGGTTTCTTCTTTATGGGTTAGCAACCAACGACAAATGTCTTCGCTTGGTAAATCACGCACCTTGCCATGCGCGATCCGCGTCATCCAAAACTCGTAACGGCCTTTTCCATGGCGACTATGTTTTGCCGAATAACTTGGGATTTGATCTGCGTTGTATGCGTTTTGCCACGCGATTACACGTTCGTTTAACTCTGCTACACTATTTACAGGCTCAAACATCAAACGTGATTCAAATAGCTTTTCAACTAAGTTGTTGGCGTTTTCTACTTGGCCTTTTGCACGAGCGCGGCCCACTTCGTGGTCAATTACATCAACACTCAATGCATCAAGTGCGCGGATAACCGCACCCGCTGTATTTGCCGAGCCTTTATCCATTACTAAAATATCGGGTAAACCGCGCATTGGGCACTTTTCATCATTATGTAGGCCCCAGCACCACAGCAAAAAGTCATACAGATTTGCCATGGTCTCGCCCGCGCTTTCGTAATAACGAACACGTACAGCACCAGAGTAATGATCGGTAAGCACATAGCGCCATACGCGTAGGTTCTTTATCTTTTCAAGGTTCTCTGGCTTGTTTTTATAAAACTCGTCATCGCTCATAAAGCGCTGCACACGGCCTTTTTTGCCACCGGGCGGGTAGTAGATTAAGCATAAGCTCGGATCTACTTGGTGCACATGATTTGGGTATAGGCTGCGTAACTGCACATGTGCCGTACTTTGGGTCAGCATTTTTGCTGTGGCGTTTTGTTCTCTTAATAGCCTGCGCACCGTGCTGGTACTTTTAAATTGGCAGCCATTGGACGCTAAAATACTGATAGCATTAGGTGTTTCAACAATCTGTTTGCCATTTTTACGATTGCCTATCGCAAGCATTGCTTTAAGCTTGTCTAGGCTCTCGGTGTCTTGGCTACTTTGGCCTTTATCTACTCGTGGCTTGCGGCCGCTACTAAAACCTAGTTTGTTCAACTCACGGTAAAAAGCGTCTTTGCTTAAGCCTAACCGTTCTTTGGCTTCGGCTAAGATCTTGCCTTTTTCACCGTGTTGCGCATGTTCTAAGCGCTGCTTGTAGCGAAGTAGTAATTCTTGGTCCATGAGTTAACCCTCGCTTTGTGCAGCGCTGTCGGCTAAATCCTGTAGCACTTCTAGGCTTGGGCGCATGGAGGGTAAATAGCCCTCCAGCATATTTGCGGTATCCATCCATGCTTGAGCAAAGTCTTCGGCCATTGACTTAAACGAATCCAAAATGCCTGCAGCCAAATGCTCAATCGCTTCAGGTGGTAGGTCGTCGCTATTCATAAAGTGGGTACGTAGTGCGCACAATTGGCTAAGGCTTTCAATTGCATTGCCCTCGTATTGTGTTGCTTCTAGTAGGAGCTGTTTGACCTGTTCTTGCCAGGTGTTAGCTTGAAAGCGTTTTAGCTCTAGCTGCTCCTCTAGTGCATTTGCTTTTGTTTGATAGTCATCACGAGACTTACGGGCGGCGGCAAGTTGGTTTTCGGTGTCTTTAAGCTTTTGAGTTTGCTCAGCTTGGGACTTAGCATGCTTGGCTTTTAGATCGGAAATTAGATCTTTGATAGCTTCTTTGTCGCCAGTTTCAACCGCTTCCGATTCGATCACTAATGCCTGTTCTTCTTCTGGAAGCTGCCTTAAGGCACGCATTTCACGATTTCCAATACCGATTTGCTTTGATGTTTCGTAAAACTCTTCCCCAAAAGTCGCCAGATATTCTTCAGCTTCTTTTAAAGAACGGTACGAGCGATTCAAAAATGCTGGGCAAAATTCTTCAATTGTTGCGACCGTCGCAGTTTTTCCATCCTTTTTATAAGTTAACCCTTTGTATTCTTTAGATTCTCTTATTTTCTTAAAAGTGATGATTTCTGCGACTGTCGCATAGTTTTTTATATGGGTGAAAGCTTGTAGACGACCTAACTCCATCAAAACCTCTTGCTTAGACGCAAGTATTTGTGTCGCTTCAATAGTTGCTTGTTGCTGTTGTGGCGTAAGTTCGCTGGTCATAGGGTTGCTCCAAAGTTCTTACGGTCTTGTTCTATTTGAATAGCGCGCTGACTAATGGCCAATTGCGCACTATTGGCGAGAGTGATCATAGTTGGCCCAAGGCGCACTTTGCTCTGATCCCACGGGCAGCGCTCTGCAAATCCTGCATGGATCAGGTTTTTAATAACTGCAGTGGCCTGTGGCTGAGTGATATCTAGGCTTTTTGCCAACTCTCCTGGGCGCATGCCATCGGCTTCATGGCCGCTTAACGCCTTAATCGCATTTAGGCCACGTTGCATGGTGGTTGATAGGTCCGGTGACTTCATGCTGCTACCTCTCTTACCTCATAAAAACTCACCAGCTCTTTGCAACAGCTCGGACAAATACTGTCAAAAATGAAGTGTTCACTTTGCATTGAGCGCCACCCTAAGTGGGTTGCTGCAATTAAAAAGTTTTCACGGCTTAGTTTTAGCCGTAACGAGCGCTCCTCTTTTTTACAGCAATCACAAATAACAAATGCACAGCCGTGCTCGTCACGGTCTACTTGATGTAAGTCGAGTGGGGTAGTTAGTAAACTCATGATCTGTCTCCGTATGATTGGGTAGCGAGTTTTGAAAGTTGCTCGGCGCTCATTAACTGCCTAGCAGCTAAGCTATGTCTTATTGCTTGCCAGTTGGTGAATTGATGTGCAAATTGCCGTTTTTTGGACGGATCTTGGTCTTTGATAGTCATAAAAATGGCTCCTAGTTACCGAGTAAGTCGAGGTTTTGTTGTGGCTCGTCGAGTCGTTCGCACTCGAGTTTGTGATGTGCTAAATCTTGCATGAGCAATGCAATTTGGTCGGCAACATGCTGTGCGTTACCAGCCCCTTCTTCCAACTGCATCACCATGCCTATCACTTGGCAGGCAAAAGTATTTAAATGGTTAAGTGTTGGCAAAGAAGGTTTTTTGCCTTTTGGCATATCTACAATGAGCTTGTCTAAGCTATGTGCCATGTACATGAGTGGATATTCACGACCAGTTGCCGCCATATAGGGAATGAGCAAGCTGGCTGGCATATCACCCCCGCCAAGATGTTTATACAACATATCTGGGCTAATACCTGTGCGGTCAGCAATGCGTGGTACACTCATTTGCTTTGTAGCCTGTGCATGCTCTTTACATAATTGCAGAGACTCAGGCAGTGAGCGTGGAACAATACGATTCCACTGACGGCGTTTTTTAGTACTCATAGCTCCTCCCAATTTGCAAGTTTGAAAAAGCTAAAAGTGCATTCCAAACAAAAACAATTTTTGGAACTGGCCTTTTGTGTTCAACACTCGCTACCATTTTTACAAACACCAGCGTCCAGCCACTAAGGGGAAAACAATGACCGTTCATCACCGTTGTATCAAACCAAAAAACGTGTTGGTGTGGTTGTGTGTCGATGACAAAGCAAGCAAACCACACGCCACAGCAAGTGCGATGCAAATTAGGCAGCTTATAAATTTGCTGGCGAGTTTTAATTATATAGAGCGCCGTATATACGTGCGTAGGCTCTACAATCACCGAGACACCGTGTTGATGTCTTTGATTAGCTTGTGTGATGCAAGACAATGTGAAACTCATGAATATTCTCCTATCCAGTCTATGGCTAACGTGGCCATAAGATGGCTATTAAGTCCTTATGAGGCCAAAAGCTGTTGAAGTTGAGCTACACCTTGCTTGCGGTCTTCTCCCCGCAATACACGAGGATTGCTATAGGCCTTGGCCTCGGGAAAAACGACATTGAGAGGTTGTTCGATGATTTTACAAATTGCTTCAGCAATACGACGAGATTGGGTATGGCCACAAACGACACCTGAGACAGTAGCAAGGTTTACACCCAGTGCATCAGCAACCATTGATAGTGTAAAACCTTTATCTGCGATGGCGTCTTTAATTTCGGAGGGTTTCATAGTACTCTACCTTTTTGAATAAAACCCTTTCTAAAGTGTTTTGGCGAACGGTTAGAAAAGGGTTGGTTGATTGTTAGGCTAAGTATAGGTGTCATTATTGACACCTGTCAATGGTAAAGTATCCATATATGGCAACATTTTTATCTCTTGAGCGTAAAAGACTAGGGCTTCACCAATCCGATGTTTATGAAAAAATAAATGTTGGTAAGTCGACATATATCCGCTGGGAAAAAGGAAACGCGATCCCCTCAGATAAACTCGCTGAGTTAGAGGGAATTGGTTTCGATATTCTCTATGTGGTTACAGGAAGGAGAAAAGAGCTTCAAGTTATTGATAACGGTAGTCTTATCTCTATTGATGATGCAGTTGAAGCGGCTAAATATGCTGCTCGTGAAGCTGTTAAGTCAGTCTATCAAGCGAAGAGGTTAAGGAAAGAGCTGGACTCTACTTCTCAGTTTGATGTGATGAAAAGTCTAGAGTTAATAGAAAGGGCAGCAGCTGTGTTGGCTCGTGCTGAGATAACTGGTGAGTTGAATACATCAGCTTTGTTCGAAGCATTAACTCCTGTTCAAAAAAAGGATGCTTAGACTAGGCTCTTTTTCGTCTCAGTAATAAAGCCCTTTTTACTTGCTCTATATTTACTAGGCCGAGAGATGAGAGAGCCTTTAAGTTCTGTCTTCTCTCAAAATTTAATTGAACGATAAGCTCTAATGCTTCCTCATCTGTTATTCCTTCAAAAATGTTCTCGAGTATTTCCCCTTCGGCGAGCAAGTGAGCAGATCTTTTTAATTCATGCTTTTCGCGAGCTGTTTTTAACTCATTTGAACAGTAGCTATTGTCAGTGGTTTGAACTGGTTTTACCTCATCATTCGGAAGATATATGATTGAGCAATAGCTTAGTAACAATGCAAATCCCAATACGGCCAACATGAATACAAATATTATAAGATCAACTTCCACGTTCAACTCCATCGGTGATTTGGTTTTAGTTTTAACAATCGAAAAACTGGGTATGCTCCAATTAAAGCTAATGTGGCCAAATTGATACCTGTCTTTATGGGCATATAGAAAGCATCTAAATAACCTGCCTCTAGGTACACTCTGTCTAGATATCTTATCAACTGTAGTGAAATCATGGCTGTAGTTAAAAAGTAAATCCACCTACAAAACTTTGAAAATCTACATCGCTTTAGCCAGTGCAAACCAGCTAGAATCGCCAATCCCAATACATCGTAAAACGAAAAAAAGAAGTAGTAGATTTGAAGCTTTTCTTCATAGCTGAAACTCGACTTAGAAAAAGCGAGGCTCATATAACTTCCCAAAAAATGCCATATTAATGTAAAAGCGGTCAATAAAAACAAGCTCTGCTCGACCTGATCTCTAATATCCTTCTCTGGCCTTTTCAAAATTAGGCGAATGGCTGGTTGTTTAGCAAATAAAATAAGGGTGACTAAAGCAATTAGTTTCACCCCAACAACCGCCCAATCAATCAGGGCGAAAAACTCTTTCACGATGAATAAACCTTTTCCATCTCTTTATTGTGCTCCATTGCGGTAGGCTTTTTTTCTTCTGGTTCTCCACCACCGCCTCCGCCAACAGAGCCTCCGAAGACTTTAGAGATCTCTTGCGTTGCAAGCAGACGGTGACCTGACGTAGGATCATTCCCACTGCCATTACCACCCTGAACTGAGCGTAAATCTTTAGAAAGTATTTCTTTAATCAACTTGTTTTGACTCTTCATGGTTTTGCTCCTTTGAAATAGAGCACACAGCATAGCAGCAAAAGTGAGATAAAATCTTTAACTTAGATTAAAGTTAGGGACGGATGCCGTGGCTGTCCGTGCTACGTTACTACTGGTTACTCAATCCATTAACTCAACTATAACATTTGACAAAGATTAGGCAAATGGTTTTGTTGTGCGATTGCGAATTATTCTTCTAAAACGCGCTGAAAGCCTGAATTTTAGCGTTGTAGTTCAGTTGCACTGTGATTCTTATTACCTAAATATACTAGTGATTAAATCAACTTTGATTTAACAAAGTTATTGGCTGAGACTCTTTGTTTGCTAAATATTTGCCAAACTGTCTGCTTTTAGTTGAATTTGCCAACCATAAAAGTTTACATTTAGTTAATTGTTGAAACAGAAAGCTTTTGATATGTGCAAGGAGAGTACGCTGGGTGTGTCACCTTAGTCTCTTGTTGCCGTTAATGCTTTAACCAAGGTAACACTATGACAGTATTGAAGACCGAGACACGAAGTAAAAAACTCTATTATCGTCGCGCCTCATGGCAAGCGAAAATTAAAACTTCTCTTGAGAATATGATTATTGAAGCTCATGAGCAGTTTCCCAGTTCAGGCGAGCGAACTTTCGCTAAAATTGGTGGTGAGGTGCAATGTTCATCCTCTCAGGTGAAGGAGGGGCATAAAGGGATCTACCTCCACATAACTAGCTATAAACCGGGTGAAGAAGCATCGGTATTGGACAATGACAAAACTAAGCCTGAATGTGCCACCGATATACAAGCTGCACCAGAGGGGAAAGAATTCCTAGATGGAGATCTATTTGCATATATCCGTGGTAACCATGTTCTATACTGTGCTAGTAGTCTTAGGGAAACAGGCCTTCAATATTACCTTCGTAAAATTCTTACAAAAAGTGGAGTACCCGAAGTTGGGCACACTTTGACCTTGTCGAGTATTGCTGACTCTAATAAGCTTAAAGTAATTAGAAATGAAGGCGTAAAGGCGATTGACTTAAACATGTCACTTTATGAAGCCAGTTTGCTGAGATTGGAACATACAGATAAAAAGTCTCATGGGTTGATGACCAAAGTGTATGAAGAAATTAGCAGGGTGTTTGCCGAGGACCCAGAAAGCACCGAAATGACTGAAATGGAAAATGTTGATGTTCAAGTAAGCCTACGATTTGATGGTCAGAATGCACATCGAAAGAGAAAAACGGCAGACTTTGGTGCTAGTGGTAAAAAACATTTAAAGCTAGCTGCTGAAAATATTGTTAGTGAATATGACCCTGAAAACGAGGTTGGTCTGGGTTTTGAAATTATTACATATGGTGATACAAAAATATCGCCTCATGAAATACAAATTTCGTCTAGCGATAAGATAAATAAACATGGCAAGTCGGTAACGAAAACAGATGCGTGGCAAAAGCTAAGGACGTATTATAATGACCTCAAAGAGAAGGGGATTTTAAACCAGTGAAAATTAAGGCCGATAAAGAAAAACTAAAACTAGCACTTTGCTTAGCATTGTGGGCTGGTCTGTTTTCTTATTTTGGCCAACCGTATATCCACAATAACCAAGATGCAGTAAACATTATCGTAACTGTGTTTTCGATTTTAGCTGGTTTTTTAATTGCTGTTATCACTCTCGTAGGTGATCCTAAATCATTGCCCGCGGGAGGGTGGCAGGTTGCGCAGTTAGGTAGTGTTCTAACGTATAACCGTTTGGTTAGAAAAAAGTGGCTTTTCAAATTCTATCTAATTACTCTATTCCTGATTTTTTGTGCAATTTTGATTAAGAAACCATTTCCAAATCTAGTCATTTGGTTGGAGTATATATATCTTTTTGTAGGGTTTATTGCATCAATTCTATCGTTTAAGCTTCCCGCTGCGCTTATGGAACTGCAGAAAGAGCGCATTCAAAATGAAATTAATGAGCGCAGAAAAAAGGAAGGTATCGAGGACGATTAAATATCAGCATCTTGGTTGGTTTGGCATAAAGTGAGTAGTAGGTGGAGGCATACATGACAGAAGAACTATTGTTGTTGATCGCCCAAATTATGCTTTGGGTTGGAGTTATTGCGGCAGCACCTTTTATTTGTAGAGCAACGTTTGAGCTAGCTCGTTACCTTAGAGTAAAGCTATCTACTTATTCTCAGATTTCTTTAATTGATGAAAAAGGAAATGAGTTATCTCTTACGCTAAAGCGGAAAAACAAAAAGCAAGAGCTTATTGAAGCTTTAAAAAAGAGCCAACGCAATCTTTCTTAAATTTTACTAAAACCCTTTAATTTAGCCCTTCCCCAAATAGCGTCACACTGGCGCTATGAAAACACAATCATCAGCTGACCTTAGCCCTCATTACAGCCGTGCATTTATTTTGTGTATGAACTGGATCTATGAGGCAGAAGGAGGCGATTCAGATCATTCTGCAGATAAGGGTGGGCGAACTCGGTTTGGCATTAGCCAAGCAGCTTACCCTAATGTGAATATTCCTCATTTAACGTGGCCGCAGGCCATGCGTATTTATCATCGTGACTTTTGGCGTGGCAGTCGTGCTAAAGATTTAGCCGATGCAGGCTTATTTGAACTGGCATTACTGCATTGCGACGCTGCTATTAATCACGGCGTACCATTGGCAAACATGCTGTTGCAAAAAGTGCTGGGTGTAAAAGTCGATGGCATTTTAGGCTCACGCACATTTGCAGCAGCCTTAAACCATGACCCTGTAAACCTCATTATTGATTACTTTGCACGCCGTGCCAGCAAGTACAGCCGAATTGCTGTTAATGATCCCAGCCAGTTAGCGTTTTTATTTGGTTGGCATCGTCGCTTGTTCAAGCTTGAGCGCCATTTAGATCAGCTTTCGCTTAATGCACTTTATACCGATGAGGTAGCTGCATGAAAAGTTATTCTCACTATGTAGAACTTGGCAAGCAACGCCGAGTCGAGGCGTTTATACAGGGCAAGTTAATTGCGCCTAAAGACGTTTGTCCCACCAATGAACCTACATGGCGTTCCGCTTTTTTTAAAGGCTGGAATGCGCTTACCCCATTGCAGCTAGAAGTTGAAGCGCGGCTGCAGCAAAGCAAGGAGCTTTAAAGTGGAATGGCTTAAAGCATATCCAGTATTTGAGGGAGTTGTGCTGGTTGTATTTGTAATTGTGGTATGGGCGCTAAAAAAGCAATTTGCCAGCAAAGATGAGTTGAATGAGCAAGATAAGCGCTTACAAACGGTTGAGCAAACGTATGTTAAGGGAGGGGAGTTAACCAAGATAAATAATACGGTGAAGCGTATTGAAGTAGAAATAAAAGATCTGCCTAAGGACGTTAGTGATCTTGCTAAAGAAGTTGCCAAATTACAAAGCGAAACCAAGCATTTGCACGACATCTTAAAGCGTATTGAGCACCCGCTTAATTTGATTGTTGAATCAAAACTATTAGGAAAAGAGTGATGAAAAACCTATTTGATGCTGATCAGCGTTTAGTGATTTTACGCACGCTCACTGAGGCGGCAGGGTATAGCGCAAATTGCAGTATGTTGAACTGTGTACTTACGAACTACGGGCATAACTTAAGCCGTGCTGCGGTACGTGCCCATATACGGTGGTTAGAGGATGTTGGCTTGCTGAAGGTCGAGGTGGTAGGGGAAAAGACGTTAGTCGCTACGATCACCGAAGAGGGGGCTGAGGTTGCGCGAGGTGTTAAAACGGTAGACGGTGTTAAGCGCCCAGCACCAGGAGGCAATTAACATGGCACGCGGCAATAAGATTGAGCGTTTACCTGAGCATATACGTGAAAACTTGCGCGAGATGCTTGGTACTAAGCAATACACCTGCCAGCAAATTGCCGATGCAGTTAACGAGGAATTGGCTAACCTCAGCGGCGAGCAAACCGATGTTGAGTCGATTGATGACAACACGGTATGGCGTGAAAAAAAGCGCATAGAGCAAATTAGCCACGATATAAAGCAAAGCCAAGCTTATGTTGAGGCGCTATCGAAACAATGCGATTTATCGAGTATTGGTGATACTGGCCGAGTGTTAATGAACCTACTGCAAAGCGCTGCGTTTAAAACGACTTCAACGTTAATGAGCCAAGACGATCCGATTGATCCTGAAACGCTTGGTGATTTGGTTTTAAGTATTAGCCGGTTACAGCGTAGTGCAAATTATAACGCTGACTTAGAAAAGCAAATTGCTGAGAAAGCCCGAAAACAAGCGTTAGCCGAGGCACAAGAGCAAGCTGAAAGTGCGGCTAAAACGGCAGGCTTAAGCTCTGGCAATATTGAGTTAATACGCCGAGCCATTGCTGGGGAGCGTTTGTAATGGCTGTGGACGCTGAAGAGTTGTCGGCTATTTTGCTACCTTACCAAGCGCAATATGTTTGGGATCAGTCACCGGTTATCATTTATGAAAAGTCGCGCCGTATCGGTTTAAGTTGGGGCGAGGCTGCAGCGAGTGTACTTGATGCTGCGGCAAGTAAAGCCGCTGGCGGCATGGATTGCTGGTACATCGGTTATAACAAAGATATGGCCGAAGAGTTTATTCGTGACTGTGCGAACTGGGCCAAGAGTTTTAACGAAGTATGCGACGATGTAAGTGAAGAGATATACGTTGATGAGGGTAAGGATATTCTCACTTATGTTATACGTTTTGCCAGTGGATATAGAATAACGGCGCTGAGTTCACGTCCGTCAAACCTGAGGGGTAAACAGGGCCGCGTTATTATCGACGAGGCTGCATTCCACGATAAACTAGACGAGTTAATAAAAGCCGCTTTTGCCCTGTTAATTTGGGGCGGTAAGGTGCGCATTATCAGCACCCATGATGGTGAAGAAAACCCATTTAACTTACTCATTAAAGAATGTCGCGCAGGGAAGAAACCATACAAGGTTTACCGCACAACATTTAGAGAAGCGCTAAGCCAAGGCTTGTATAAGCGTATTTGTGCCATGAAGGGCTTAGAGTGGACTCAAGAAAAAGAAGATGCCTGGGCGCAAGAAATATACGACTTTTATGGTGATGGTGCAGCAGAAGAACTTGATGTGATCCCCAGTGCAGGCGGTGGTGTTTACATAAACCGTATGCTGGTTGAACGTTGCCAGCACCCAGATAGCAAAGTCGTTCGCTTAGAAAAGCCTGATGATTTTGTTACGAACCCTGAACGTACACACATAATTGATGATTGGCTGAAAGACACAATTAAACCGTTAATTGATGCCATGCCAGGAAAGCGCACAGTGTTTGGGCAAGACTTTGGCCGTAGCGGTGATTTAAGTGTGCTGTGGCCAATGCAGCAAGAGAGTCCCACTAAATACCACACGCCATTTTTAATTGAGCTAAGAAATATTCCGTTTGATTGCCAAGAGCAAATTACCTTTTACCTGCTCGATAATGTGCCGCTGTTTTTTCACGGTAAATTTGATAGCCGAGGTAATGGCCAATCGTTGGCAGAAAAAGCCATGCAACGTTATGGCGAAAGCCGAATTGATTGCGTGATGTTATCGCGGCCTTGGTACAACCAATTTTTCCCTAAATATAAAGCTGCACTCGAGAGCAAATTAATTACCGTGCCTGAGAGTGAAGATGTTGTGGCTGATCATCGGCGCGTTATTTTAGATAAAGGCCAGCCAAAAATGGATGATGGCCGAGACAAAGGCAGTGATGGTAAATGGCGACACGGCGACACCGCTGTTGCCGGTGTACTGGTAAATGCAGCAACTTTGGAAGAGGGCGAGCCAGCTGCAGGTGTCAATGTGCCCAAAGCTGAAAACTCATTAAATACCCAGCCATCTCGTTTACAAGGCCGAACGCGTGTAGGTGGTTTGTTTAGACGAGCAATTGGCTATTTAAAAAATTAAGGGCGACGCGCTCAGCGCGATTTTAAGCGTATGCAATGTGTTTTGAGTGCCATTGCACGGAAAATGTAATTTAACGCCGCCTAGGCAAACGTAAAAGATTTACATAAGGGTTTAATTGCTATGTTTGGTTCAGAAAAGCGCAAAGCAAAACGAGACGCTGAATTTGCGGCAAAAATTGCTGCAATTGTTACCGAAGCTATTGCGGGCAACACGGCTGCAAACGAGTCACCCACCACATATAAAGAAGCTGCCGGTGCTACGGCAGGCATTGATGCAGATGACCACTTATATTCAAAGTTGTCTGGTGATTCTAATCGTAACTTAAGTGGGCCAACCCGTGCGCGCATGAACAAAATAGCGCCTTACCTTTGGCAAAGTAACATGATTGCCAACCGTATTATTGAGTTGCCGCTGGCTTATTTATTGGCGGAAGGTGTAAAAGTGACGAATGATGATGAAGACTATCAAGCAGTCATCGATGCATTTTGGACGCACCCAATCAATAACATGGCGATTAAGCTGGAAAAGAAAGTACGTGAGTTGGCGATATTTGGAGAGCAGTTTTACCCTGCCTTTGTAAACCCACTTAGTGGCGAAGTGCAATTAAGCTACCTAGACCCTGCACACGTTGAAGAGGTGATTTACGACCCGCGCAATCCAGAGCAACCGGTTGGTGTAAAAACCAAGCGTATGACAAATGGCCGCCAATACATTTATAAAGTGATCATCAATGGCCCTGAATCTGTTTTTACTAAACAAACACAACGATTGCGTGAAGGGTTTAATGATGGCGAGATTTTTTATTTTTCAATTAACAGTTTTTGCGCCTATGGCCGGGGCAACTCCGACTTAACTGCTCAGTGTGATTTTTTAGACTTATACGACGATTTTATTTTTGGTGAGGGAGACCGTGCAGAGAACTCCCGGGCATTTGTTTGGGATGTAACGTTAAAAGGGGCTGACCAAAATAAAGTAAATGAGCGAGCCTCGCAAATTGAAAGCAATCCTCCGCGCCCTGGTTCGGTTAATGTGCACAACGACTCTGAAGCGTGGAAAGCAGAAAGCCCCAATCTAGGCACTGGTGACACCGAAGCCTTAGCCAAATTATTTAGAAACCACATGCTAGGTGGTGCAACGATGCCACCAAGTTGGTTTGCTGACGGGGGGGACGTTAACCGTGCGAACGGTGAAGCCATGGCCGAGCCGACGTTTAAGATATTGGCGATGCGCCAGCGTTATGTGATTTATATGCTTAAAGAAATGCTCACGTATGTGTTACGGCAATACTATTTAGCAATGATGGGCATCGAGCCAGATCGGAGTGTTGAGGCTGCGATATTTAACTCAAAGGTAGTGATGCCAGAAATGACGGCAAAGGACATAAGCCGTTATGCTGCTGCACTGCAGCAAGTTGTGGTAGCGGTAAACTTGGCGATTACACAAGGCTTACTCACAGATGAGATGGGTTTGTTGGTGATTGCTGCAATTGCTGACCGTTTGGGGGTAGAGATTGACCCAGAAACTGAGTTGGCCAAAGTAAAAGTACAACGCCAAGCTAAAGCCGAAGCACAAACGGAGCAAGACAACTACCAAAGCACTGAATTAACAGGTGCAGACGATGATACCGAGTGAGCGCACCAAAGCCTTTAATAAAGCACGAACCGAGCAGCTAAAGGCACTGCTTAAAAATAAGACTGAGCTTTGGGAGACCATAGTGCGACTGCTAGAGCTTGCTGAAGAAAACACGCAAACCATTTTACAAGGACAGCCGACAGATTGGCAGCAATGGCACTATGGCAAATTGCAGGGGCAAATTAACCAAGTGATGCTAGAGCTGGGCGAACGCAGCGCCGCACAGATTGCCACATTTAGTAAAAGCACATGGAATGCGGGTATCAATTTAATTGATGCACCACTTAAAGCCGGTGGAGTTACCGTTAATGCAGTGACTCAGTTGGTACAGCATAGGCAGCTTGTGGCTATTGAGTCGTTTATGGTGGAGCGGATTAACAATGTGGTAGCTGGCAAAGCAGAGCACATTCGTTTGCAACTGGGGTTACAAATGTTAGGGGCACAAGATGTTGAAACCACTAAAAAGGCGGTAAAAGAAGCTCTGAGCAAAAAGCAAGCTTGGCGAGTTAAAACCATAGTTAATACTGAAATGAGCCGCTTATACAACACTGCCGGTTATATGCGAATGGATGAAATAAGCAGTGCAGTACCTGGTATGCAAAAAGAGTGGCGTATGGGAAGGCGTAAGGAGCACCGAGCAAGCCACCTAGCTATTCGAAACACACGCGTTGCAGCCGACAAGCCATTTACCGTGGGGGGCGTAAAAATGATGCACCCACATGACCCAAAAGCCCCAGCAAAAGAAACCGTGAACTGTGCATGTTTTTTGGTGCCAGTGATGGCGCACTGGGAGGTTGACGAAAGTCGTGTGGTAATTATGTAACCTATGGTAATTTAAAGGGAGTTTGAATAGTTTAAAGGAATAGAGAGCATTGAAAAAAAATAATAAAAGTATTAATCGACAGGAGCTTAATAGATGGAGAGGTTGGTTTAAAATTTTTTTCTATGGAACACCTGTGGTTACTATCTCATTCTTTGCAGCTCAACTTTTTTTCACTAAGGGTGATTTTTCAACAAATTTAAGCTCAATTGATAATTGGAGTAGCTTTACCAAAACTTTTAACCTTCCTATTTCAGTCTTTACTGCTATGGCTGGGATTACTACCCTTATTGGTATGTACTATAGGAGTCTACAATTAACAGTTCAGTTGGATAAAGTTGAGATTCAAATAGGAATTGCGAATAAACAATTTGAGAAAGTAGAGCATCAATTTAGACTAGCTCAAAAGCAATTTAATCTATCCCAAAAGAAAGAAAACTATGCACTCTTTTTAGAGCACTCAAAACAAGTTAAAGAAGAGCTAAATAATAAAATTGTTGATGCTGAGCTTTTTATGTTACCTCATAAACCTTTACTAGGTAAATTTACAATTGAATTTAAGAAATTTTACTCATTTTGTTTTCCTGAAAATAGTTATGCTGAAGTGTCAACTTTTAATCACGCAGCTAAAGCACAGTACTTTGAGGACCCATTTCAAACTTATGAAACCGATTTGACTGGACTCGTAAAGTTAGCCGATGAAAGAAAAATCTCGATGAAAGATCTCTGTGACTTTATTAATCAACCAATGACCGCTACAGGCATAACATACCAACCTATTAAACAACTTCAGAATACCGATGAAATTAGGGGGTTTATGTTAGAATCATTTAGAGCCTTACCCTACATTTACTTACTTCTGTCAAATTATAATTTAGTTGCAGAAGAGTCTGCAGAAAGGTGTAGTATTCTATGCAGAGAAATAGAGAAAAAGTATAGAGGTATTTAGTTTCCTAAAACCCTTTAATTTAGCCCCGACCCAAAACCCCTTATCTTAAAGACTCATTAGCCACAATCCCCAAACTGAGGGCAATACAATGAGTCTTTTATCCTTTTTGGCAAAGCTGCCACAAGTGTTATCCATCGCGGCAAACGTGCTAGAGGTTGTTGAGCAAGTCCAAGAGCTTGATGACGAAAATAAGCCTAAAACCGATGAGCGCGGTAAAGCTGTTTTGAAAAAAACAACACGTAAAGTGAAGCCCGAAGAAGTGTTTGACTACAAGGTGGCAGCTGCTACCGGTGAAGTGCGTGCGGTAACTAGAGACGGCAAACGTGCTTCGGGCAAGCTAAAGGATGCTGACCTTAAAAAGGCGATAGCTGCCGCTGAAGCCTCAGAAAAGTCTGAGGGATAAGCCGATGTTGACGCTATTACCAAAAGACCAAGGTTTTTTGGGTAACAGAGCCTTTGTTGAGGCTGTTACCACTGAATACCGAGGCGTGATGGAGCTGGTGCGCACTGAACTGGGTAAGCACCTGTTACCACACAGCCGAGACTGCTGGGTTAATATTACCGCATTTTACCCAGAGCAGGTGGTGGTCAATCGCGATGGCCGTTACTACGCCTACCCATACACTTTGGGTGATAAGAATCAGGTAACGTTTGGTGTGGCACAGGAGGTGGTTAAGGAGTTTAAGCCCGCGAGTGTCGTTAAGCTCACAGAAGCCTGGTATGACGAAAGCCGCTTTATTGAAGCCAGTAATATTAAGCCCAGCAAGTTTTTGGTCACGCTGATTGAGGTGGGTAAAAGCTTAAATGGGGTTGACTATCCTGCCCACGTTCTGCGTGAAGCAGCCCCTTTGTTTAACGGTGCTAAATGCATGGTTAAGTCTGATGACGACCATCTTAAAGGCACTGCCCAACACTTTAATAACCTGATTGGCCAGTTCAGCAATGCACAATTTGTTGAAGGTGTTGGCGCAGGTAAAAAAGGTGCACTGCAGGCTGACTTAACTGTGCTTGAAAGCTCTGGTTATGCCACTAAATTGCGCGAAGCCGTTGATAACAATATGCAAGACCTATTTGGTTTAAGTATTGATGTGGACGGCACGGCCTCTGGTAAAAAAGGTAGCCGCACAGCGAAGAAGTTCCTCAAAGTTAATTCTGTCGATTTGATCATGGTACCTGGTGCAGGTGGTCGAATTGTGTCGTTTAAAGAAGCTCATAATCAAGGCAATGTCATGAATGAACAACTAATGCGCCTCCTCGAAGCGCTCAAAAAATCGAACCCGCAGCTGGTCGCATCGGTGACTGCTGAAGATGATGAAACCGCCATTGTGCAGTTAACCGAAGCACTGGCTAAACATGGTGAACCTGAGTCTACTCAAAGTGCAGGTATCACCATTGAAGACGTTAATAAGGTAATTGCGCAGAGCCAGCGATTAATTGAAGCCAAACAAAACGCCGTAACACAGATCAACCAAACCAAGTTGCCAGAGGTGGCCAAAACACGCCTGATAGAGAGCGTTAGTAAATTTAGCGAAGTGACCCCCGAAGGGGTTAAAGCGCTCATTGATGGTGAAACCGAGTACTTAAAACAGTTTACTGAAAGCGGCAAAGTGGATATGCCATTTGGTGGTGCACAGTACTCAGACAACCCGAATGGTGTGGAGATGCTAAAAGCATTGTTTGACCCTAAAAACACGGATGTTGTGAGCTTAAAAGAGGCTTACATCGACATCACGGGTGACAAACATTGTACGGGTAAGATACGTGACTGTAGCCGCACTCGTATGGTTGAAGCGCTTGACAGTGAAAGCTTGCCTAACGTGTTGGCTGATGTGGTGAATCGTCGAGTCGTTGAGCTGTATGCGGCGCAAGAAAAGTATCAGCTGTGGCGCAAAATTTACCGGGTGACCAATGCGGCGGACTTTAAAGACCAAAATGTGACTGAGTGGGGTGGCTATGGTGACTTACAAGATGTGCTGGAAAGCGGCGCTTACCCAGAGCTTGCAAAGCCAACAGACAGCAATGCTAAGTACCGTGTTGCTAAAAAAGGCGGGATTGCCACTATTACTATGGAGATGATTAAAAATGATGACCGTAATATTTTTTCTCAGATCCCAAACAAGCTTGCGATGGCAGCAGGACGCACGCTGAGTAAATTCGCGTGGGACTTCTACCTTAACAACCGCAACGCCCCAGATGGTAAAGCACAGTTTCATGCTGACCATAATAACCTGTTTACCGCAGCACTGAGTAATACCGAGTTGCTGGCACATTGGCGCGCCATTATGGAGCAACAGGAACGTGATACTGGAGAGCTATTAGAAATAGAGCCCGCCATTTTGCTTTGTTCATTGGGTAACGTTGACCAAGCTTACAACCTATTCCAGCGTGGTACGGAGAACGACAAGAACTTTGAGAAAAGCTTGAACTTAGAAATTGTACGTGTACCAGGCTCTACCGATCCAGATGACTGGGGCTTAATGACAGATCCAAATGAGCTGGCTAACTACGAAATGGGCTTTTTGGATGGCATGGAAAATCCTGAAATCTTTACACAAGACCTGCCAAACGTCGGCACGGTATTCACCAATGACCAAACCACCATGAAGATCCGTCACATCTATGGCGGCCAGTGTGTGGATTATCGCGGTAGCACCAAAGCCATTGTAATTTAACTCTTTTTATCTCCCTGGTGATGTAGGACGACACTGTTGCGCATGGAAGCGCTTTTTAGGAGAGAGCCATGTATCAAGACAGATTGCCAAGTTATGTACAAGACCAAGCAGGCATTTTAAGCGCTGATGAAATTGCTAGTGCCTATGCGGATATGCTGGCGAAGTACCAAAAAGATACGGGTAACGTTGAGATTGCTGCAGAGCATGTGGATGCCTGTTTAAAACTCGCAGCGGCAAGCTGCATTGATAAGTTGGCCACGTATTACGCCAACGATGATAACAGTACGATTTCAAGCGATAGCGTTGACCACGGCACTAAAGCCGACAGTTTCAGACGCATCGCCAACGGCTACCGCAGCCAGTATGCGGCGGTTGTCGTTAATGACAATAAAAGCAGTGCGCATGGTAAGGCTGTGCAACTGCCTAAACGCCAACGGTTGCGCTGATGCCTGTGCGAATTACAGCAAAGGGCTTTGATGCATTGACTGAGCTTTGGCAGCACTCACCAGCAATGGTGCAAGAGCAGCTATCGAGCGCAATGAATGAGTCGGTAGCTTACGCACAGTATCAAGTAGTAAGCAGAACTCCTTTGGGTAGCGGCGATGGTGGTCATTTAGCCGCCAGTATTAATAGTGAGGTTTTAATAAACCCAGCTGTGAGTATTGGTTATGTAGGTACTAACAAGCTTTATGCTGAAGCCGTAGAGCTTGGCACTAAACCACATATGCCACCAATTGAACCCTTAGTGAATTGGGTTGAGGCGGTACTTAGCCTTGAAGGTGATGAAGCAGAACGAGTAGCGACATTGATTGCATTGAAAATTAAAGCGCGTGGTACGACTGGCAAGTTGATGTTTAAAGAAGGCCTTGAGGCCAGTGAGCCATATATACAGGCACGCTTTAATGAAGCAATGAAATTGATGATTAATAAGTTGGGTGGTGCAAATGCTTAACCAAGTAAGAACGGCGATTTTGAATGTGCTCAATAATGCAAATGTAGGCACCTTTTATAAAAAAGAGCGCTTTAGCAAAAACACTCAAGAGCTAAAAACCATGTATGCCCAAGGTGACGCCATTAGTGGCGGGTATATCCGATTAAAACGCCGTAAACGCCAAAACCCGTATGCCCCTAGAACAACGGTTGCGTATACCTTTGATGTGGTTTTTTTAAAGAGCTTTGTAGATGACGAAGACAGCCAAGAGCACTTTGAAAATGCCATTGAATCTTTAGATGACGCATTTGCAGGTGATCCATTACTTAACGATTTGGTTGATGACCTGGACGAAGGCGACGACACAGGGCTGATTTTAGACGACCACTCGCCAGTGATGTTTTGTGGTGTGTTGTGTCATCAGGCGCGAATGCGTTTAACCGTGAATGTAAGTAGTTAGGAGAGCAGCATGAACGAAAAGCCAAGCCAAGGCGGCAGTTATATAAAAGATGCCAAAGGCAAGTTAAAACTGGTTGCTCGAACCAAACCGGTTGCAACCACAAATAAAACAGCGCCTGAAAAAGGCAAAGGGGAAGGTAAATGATTAAGTGGAATCAAACCAGCCTGTTAGCGGCAATTGAACAAACGTATGGCACGTTGCCGGGTGCAATGCTTGCCATGCTAACTAAAGATATTGAGCTACGCCCACTTGAAGGTGAGGAAGTTGAGCGCGGCTTAAATACGCCTTACTTGGGTGCTGAAGAAAGCATGTTTACCAATGAATATGCGGGGATCAGTTTTAAAGTTGAGCTGGTAGGCAGTGGCACATTAGGTGTTGCTCCTGCGTGGGGGGCATTGATGCGCGCTTGTGGTATGGCTGAAGTTATTGTGGCTGATACCAGTGTTGAGTACACACCTATTTCTGATGCGCCTGAATCAGTGGCTATGCACTTTCAGCTTGGCCGCAATAAACACACCTTGTTAGGTGCACAAGGCAATGTGAGCATTGAGCTTGAAAAAGGCATTCCTTATTTATCGTTCGATTTTAAAGGCCTTTATGTTGCGCCTGAAGATAACGCATTACCAACCGCCGACTTTAGTGCATGGCCTAAACCTATTCCGCTGGGCGCAGGACGCACCAACGACTTTGTATTACATGGCTTCGAAGTTGTGCCGTCGAAACTTAGCATCGATGCAGGCAACGAAGTGGAGTTTGATCCAACTCTTACTACGGCAAAGATTGAGTTTTTAGACCGCGCAATGTCTGGCTCGGTCAATATTGCTGCGCCTAATGTGGCTGATATTGACTTTTTTACTCGAGCAAAAGATTCGACAACCGGCAATCTGCAAATTAAGCACGGCCCTGCAGGTGGTCACCGTGTAACGATTAGCTGCCCTAAAGTGCAAGTGAAACAGCCTAAGTATGTTGAGCGCACTAAAAAGGCAGAGCTTGAAATGGCCTTAGCTATTTTACCGCAAACAGGCAATGACGAGTTTAGCCTGTTACTTGATTAATTCGCTTTAAAACACTTTTACACCAGGAGAAAACAATGGCTTTTTCAATTGTGACAATGCAGAACGTGCAAGTTAAGCAGCCCGTGAAGTTTACGTTTGATGGCGACAGCCACGAGTTTACCGCTGAATTTAAGCTACTTGATGATGATGCAAACAAAGCGCTGGCCGAAAGTGGCGACCACGAAATGATTAAACGAGTGCTCGTTGGCTGGGGTGATGACTTTGTTGATGAGGAAAATCAGCCATTGCCATTTAACGATGACAACTTAGCTAAATGTTTAAAGGTGAGTTGGTGGCGAACTGCTGTACTTGATGCGTACTTTGTTGCAGTGGCTGTGGCTGGCAGAAAAAACTACTAGAGGCTGCCCGTTATTGGGTAGCCGACGAACACCCCGACACTAAACACTTACTTGAGGTTTTAACCCAGCAACGAGCACCCAAGGACGTAATAGAACAGATAAAAGCGCAGAGCAAAGAGACGCTCTTTGAAGTTTATAGCTGTAATGCAACCGCTTTAAATGCGTTTTTGATGGTTGAAACACAATGGCATGGAGATGGACGAGGCCTTGATTACACCAATGCGAACACCGCTTGGCAGCTCGCTGGATTAAAAATAACGCCTGATATTTTTGCACAAATTCAGGTGTTAGAAGTTGAAGCGATGAACGTAGTACGAGAGCAGCATGAGCAGATATAACTTAAGTTTAAAAGTACTTTATGATGGCAAAGCCATCAGCCAAGGTACGCGCGCAAATGCAAACGATATACGCTCATTGCAACGTCAAACGCAGCAGCAAGTTGCGCAAAATCGCACCTTAGCCAATAGCAACAATAATGTGGCGCAAAGCTATACCAGCCTTGCCACCGCAGTTGGTGGCTATATGGCACTTAACTTTGCCAAGCAGCAAGTGCAAAACATTGGCCAGATCCAACTACTTAATGCCCGTTTACAAGGATTAACCACGTCAAGCCAAGAATACGCTCAAGTGCAGAATTACTTAGTTGAGATAAGTAATAAGCACAATAAAGTGTATTCAAGCATGGCAGATAGTTACAGCCAAGTTTTAGCATTGCGAAATAGTGGGATTGTCTCAGACAAGGAAAGTAAACAAATACTTGAGGGTATGAGTAATGTTGCTAGTAAATTAGGAGCTGATACAACCAAGCTTGAGCTTGCTATGTATGGTATGGCACAAGGTTTTAGTGCTGGCATATTGCAAACAACTGAACTTATGCAAGTCACTGAGCCGTTGACAGGCTTAATGCAAAGCTTAGATAAAGCGGCTGGATTGACTGCTGGCGGCTTCAGAAGATTGGTAGGAACAGGTAAGGTTACGAGCCAGTTTTTTAAAGAAACGCTTATTAAAGCCTTTGATGATTATGAGGGCGCAGCTGAGCGTACTGCCTCAACAATACCTGGTGCACTAAATAGAACTCAAACCGCTTATGAACAATTAATTAATCGTGTTGAACAACCAGTGAGTTTTGCACTTGTGCCGGCAATTGATGCTGCAACTACGGTATTAAATGAGCTAACTACAAATCAAGAACTGGTTGAAGATATAACCACTGCAGCTACTGCGCTGGCTATTGTTATTGGTGGAAGATTAGCGACCAGCTTAACAGTAAGTGCAGCTGGCATGGCCAGAGCAACAATAGCTAAAGCTCGACTTGCTCAAGAAACGGTAAAAAATACAGCTGCAGAGCTTGCTTCAGCTCAAGCAAATATGCGTAAAGTGCAAACTTTGGTTGCAATGACTGGCGCGGCAAATGTGTTAGGCCCTGCAAAAGCACGGTTAACTGCTGCAACGATTGCACATACAGCTGCTGTGCGCAGTTCGAATATAGCAATGCGTGCACTGGGCGGCACTATGGGACTTTTAGGTGGCCCTGCAGGTTTAATCATGTTGGCTGCCTGGGGGATTTATGAATTTGCATCAAATGCGGACGATGCAACTGATTCTGTAAATAAACTTAAAGACGCAAGTAAAGATTTAAGCCCTTATGCAAACTTAACCGGTAAACAAGCACAAGGCTTATTGTTGCTAGCTCAAGGGCGTTTAAAAGGTGCAATTCAGCTCGCAGATGAAGCAAGGCAACGTTTCAATAACCCGTTCTTAAAGGGCAAGTTTGAAGATGTTGAGGCAGCGGAGAAACGTGTAACAGATCTTAAAAACGAGATAGTTGCTTTACAGGCTGTTGTAGGGAAAAGCACGACTAAGAAGCCTGAACAAGGGCAAAGCCCAAATGACCTTTCTGCTTTTCAAAAAGCGAATGCCTCTTACCAGCAGCGCTTAGCCTTGCTTGGTAAAAACACTGAGCTAGAAAAACTTAATTATGAAATTGCCAGTGGTAAATACGCCAAGTTATTACCCCAGCAACAACAAGAACTGCGTAACCTTGCCAACTTAATTGATGAAAAAAACAAACAAGCAGATATTGAAAAAGACTTTACGCAGTTAACAGAAGACCTTTTGACTGAAGAAGATCGTATTCGTCAGTCTTATACTCGTCGTACAGAGATAGCTAGAAATGCTCTCGATGAGCAAGGCAAAGACTCTGCACGTTATGCTGAAATTGAGTTACAGCTACGCCAACAAAGAGATGCAGCACTAGAAAAGCTTGAATCAGACAAGCAAGCGCGTGAAATACAGCGCCAGAATGAAGCCCGCCAACGTGAAGACCAAATTCGTCGTGATAGATATGAAACTGAAATTGCTGAGTTGCAAGGGTTTCATAGCCGTATTGAAGCTGAAGAGGCTGCGCATGAAGACCGTAAACGCGCTGTTCAACTTAGATATGCAGGTAACTATGGCCAAGTAGTCCAGCAGTTCGTTGATTTTGATCGTGCCAGTGGTAATGACCGTGTTGCCATTGGTCTTGATGTGACTAGCAACTTAACATCTCAATTCTCTGCACATAGCAAAAAAGCGTTCAAGATCCAACAAACATTGGGTATTGCTAAGGCTATGGTCAGCACTTACATCGCAGCAACTAAGGCGTTAGAGCTAGGGCCAATTATGGGGCCTATCGCCGCAGGTGTGATCACAGGATTAGGACTTGCTCAAGTAAGGGCTATACGCTCACAAAAACCACCGGGCTACCAACACGGCGGTTACACCAATAGCAACAAGTTGGTTGAGATTGGTGAGCGCAATACGCCTGAGCTTGTAGAGCTAAATGGTAAACATTATTTAGCCGGCGGTAATGGTGGCCGTGTGTTTAACCCTAGCCAAATGAAAGCGGCAGGAACTGCCGGCACAGCTGCAGGCGCAACTAACGTAAATGTAGTAATAAGACTTGTTGAAGATGCAAGCCGTGCTGGCACATACGAGAAAACACGCTCAGAAAATGGCGACGAACAAATTAACTTATTTGTTGCTGACATTCGAGGCGGTGGCCCTATGTCTGAAGTGCTAGAACGCACTTATCCAAATATGCAGCGCACGGGAACCTAAGATGATCAATTACCCAAGTTCGCTGCCTTTACCACGTTTAAAAGATGCAGCTTATAAGCGACAACCAAACATACTTCGCACAGAAATGAGCACTGGTCGAGCACGCCAGCGCCGTAAGCATTTAAGTGTACCTTCTCATATGGAAGCAACTTGGCGCTTGAGAAAAGACGAAGCGACAGTGTTTGAAGGTTTTGTTGATCATGGTGTGAATTTAATTGACTGGTTTTTGATGGATGTTTTAACGCCACGCGGTGTTGTTAAGCATCAGGTACGGTTTACGAAAGATCCATTAGAAAACATGAAGCCAATAAGCGCTTTGGTGTGGCAATACCAAGCGCAGATTGAAATGAAAGAATATAAAGCAGCGAGTGAGGAAGAGGCGGCTATCAGCCTAGTGAAACCTCACACAGTAGCTAGCTTTGTAAGTTCAATATCTAACTCAATAAATAATTATTTGGAATACAACAATGAGTGATTTTTTTAAATTAACCCAAGACTTGAGCCAAGCTGTTGATCAATTAAATGCAGTCTTGCAAGGTGATGAAAACACAACCGTGCTCATTGGTGGAGAGGAAAAACCGAGCGTACAAAAGCAAGCCATCGATGCTGTAAATGCAAAAATGCAGATAGTTTTAAATGCAGTAGCTGATATAGATGCGATTAAGTATCAAACTATTTCATCTGGATTAACGGCAAGTCCTAATGGTGGCTTTTTTAGTGTGGTTAGTGCTAGTGAAAGTCGATACCTAGATCTTTATCAAAATGAAAATGGGTTTGCTGTTTTCAAAAAATCATACCCAAGTAATCAAGCTATCACAGAAGTTGCCAAGGAAGTGCTGGATATATCCGAGGGTTTTTCAGGTGAAGCTAAATACTTAGGCGTTGAAGATATAAAACCACTCTTAACAGACAAGAATCTTAAAGTTTTACTAGGTTTTGACTCGATAAATGACAAGTTAATTGGTGCAGGCATTTTGGATGAAAAAGATGTGCTTGGACTTGTCTCTAACCCGATTAATGAAGCTGTTAAGCTTGAAACGATAAAAAATAGTGAAAATTTATCATCAGAAGCAACATTTAAAGGCACAGGTGTAACTCCTTTAGTAACAGACAAAAACCTTAAAGTTATCTTAGGGTATGACAATAAAACAGAATCAGTTCTTGGGTCTGGGTTGATTACTGATGAAACCATGACTTCATTTGGTAGCGCTTTATTCAAAGGTAGTGACATTGTTCCTATGGTAACTGACTCCATTGGACGCTTAATTTTGGGGTATGATGTCGCAGAAGACAAATTAATAGGTGTTGGCTTTAGTGGGCAAAGCATTGAAAAAGTCATTTATAAGCAAAAAGTGCCACTTAAAGAAAAAATAATTTCAAAAGCTATAAATCATGTAATTGCATATGGGCAATCATTATCTGTGGGTGCAGCTGGTAAGCCTGTTATCAGTTTAAATCAGCCATATAATAATTTAACGTTCAATGGTGGCCCTAGAGCGTTTAACGGCACAGAATATGACTTCTTACCGTTAAAACCTTTAGCTGAAGATGAAAACCCAGCTCCAGATGGTAGCTCTACGCGAGGGGAAACCGTTTGTTCTGGTTTTGCAAACCTTGCATCAACACTGCTGGCCGAAGCTGGTTTAAATCCATTGGAGCATGTCATTTTGGCAAGCGCTGCTGGTCACGGTGGTTATCGAGTATCACAACTAGAAAAAGGCACAGCTTGGTATAACAATACATTTTTACAACATGTCACCCAAGGTTACACAGCAAACCCAGAACATGTAGTCCCAGCCGTATTATGGTTGCAAGGTGAAAATGATGCGTCATATACGACTACATACTCTGAATACAAACAGGCATTAACTCAGCTTTCTGAAGACATTGATACTGATGTTAAAGCTATAAATTCACAAACTAGCCCCGCTTATATACTTGAGTATCAGACAGCATATTGGACACTTCAAAGACCTGACATTTCTCTAGCTCAACTAGATTTAGCTAAAGAAAACAACAATGTTTTTATGGTTAGTCCTATTTATCATATGCCACATGCGCCTGACCGAATCCACTTAACAAGTGAGGGTTACAAGTGGTTAAGTGGTTATTTTGCAAAAGCATATAAATCACTATTAGATGGGTATGAGCCAGAGTTTCTAAAACCAGTTTCCGCAACGTTGAAAGACACATCATTAACAGTAATGTTTGACGTTCCTTGTTTGCCACTTGTTCTTGATATAGAAAATTTAGCTTTAACACAAGACTATGGCTTTGCCGTTGGAGATGAAAATGGTCTTATTAATTTGCAATCGATTAATGTAGTTGGCCAATCGGTTGTCTTAGAGTTATCAAGAGAAATTGTAGGTGTCGCTGAAGTTCGCTACGCACTAGATTACCAAAGCAATTTAACAGACATGAATGAGGTTGGGACTGGTAATTTAAGAGATAGCGATCCTGAAACAATATCCGTATTAGGTGTTGAAAAACCTTTGTTCAATGTATCACCCCATTTTAAATTAAACATAGTAAGGATCGGAGAGTAATATGAATATTTTCACAGTGCTTAATGTCACTAGTAATAACCCTGATATGCCTGTTATTTCTGCATCAGATGTTGAATATCTTTTCCCTTATGAAAAAGATTCATACGGTCACTGGGCCTTTGGCAACATACAACCCTTAGTTAGTAAGGTTACTGATAAGCAATTAGCTGAGCAAAGTGAGTCACCTGTTTACACTGATAAATTTTTGACTCTTAGCGGAAATGGAAAAGCACTTTTGAGTGACTTCGCCGACAGTAATATTGATTGCACAGTTGCTACGGTATTCAGAGTAGATTCTTATGCTGATGTGCCTGTTATTTTTGGTTCATTATCATCGGCAGCTGTTGGAGGGGGGAGTGTTTATTTAATCACTAACAATGATGATCAAACTGCCAATATGTATGCAAACTATCGAGGTACAAATATTGGTAACTCGCCCATTATGACAGGATTAAGTGCTAACACTTGGTATTTCTTGGCCGTTACCCGTGAAGTAATAGATGAAGCTGGCAATATTGGGGTAAAACTTAAACTAAATGAACTACCGGTAGTTGCCAGAAACCAAACAAGTGGAACGCCGTACGATGACAATGCTGTTATTGCCTGTGGCCAAGCTTATTATCCGACGAGCCTAGGAGCATCAACCGATTTTGCTGAATTTATTATTTTTGACAAAGTTCTAACTACAGACGAGCTAAATGCACTCTATTTCAGAAGTAAATCAAGAATGGCAAAACTAGGTATTAATATCTAATGAGCAAAGTACTCCAAACTCTTTACGCCAGCGCCCCAACGAATGATTTGCCAATTCATACATTAGAATTGCAAGCCCCTTCGTTTGGGGTGATCCGTATTTGTTCTGGTTTTGATGATGTTATCGCTGGAATAGAAGGTGGTGAAATGGTTGCTTTTGAAGCATGTGCATTGGGGATTTCTTTACCGGAACGCTCAGTAAAAGGCCGCCAAGACTTGCAGTTTCAATTAGACAATATTACTGGTCAGTCTTTACAGGTGGTTGAAACAGCATTCGAAGCAGGTGAAAAGGTAAAAGTAACTTACCGTGTTTACACGGCTAGTTATTTAGACGAACCGGGCGAACGACCTCTTGAAATGACAGCTGTTAGTGTTAGGGCTAATGCGTTAAGGGTTAATGTTGTTGCATCGTTTAATGACTTGGTAAATGCAGCATGGCCAATCGACCGATACACACCAGATTTCGCTCCTGGTTTAAAGTACTTTAGCTAATTATGAACCATTTGAATGATTACAGAACTGTCCCATATGTTGAAGGCGGCAGAACTATGAAGGGATTGGATTGTTGGGGATTAACACGCCTAGTCCTTCATCATATATATAACCTACCGCTTTTTACTTCTTTTGGTCATGTTCGCTCAGAGCATAAAACAGAATTCACCGGGGCATATTCACTCTTAGCTGAAAAGTTCGAGTTATGTGCTGTAAAGCCAGGTGCGGTGATTTGTGGTTTTACGGGTAGTAACCTCGTGCATATGGGAGTGTGCGTTGACGTAGATAGCGAAATTCATGTGCTACATACATGTAAAAAGCATGGTGCATCGTTTGTTAGAGTGAGTGTTTTTAAAAGGCTTTTTAGTGAGGTTAAGGTATATGAATACGCAGGTTGATATAAATGTATATCCTAACAAGTTAGACCTATCACTCTTTGAGCCTTGCAAAGGTTATGCAGGTGAGACACTACATCAATGGCTTGTTTCAAACGTGCCTGATTATGTTGAGTCAGATACTCCACTTTTCAGTGCTTTTATTAATAGTAAAGAAGTTAAGCCCAATGAATTTAAGACCACTATTTTTAATCCAGGTGATGATGTAAAGCTAATTATTGAAGCTAAGGGCGTAGATCCCGTCTCGTGGGCAATTATTGCTATTGTGGCCATTGGTGTAGCAGTTTATGCGACTAATCAAATTCCTGATAACTACAATAGTACCACGCCTGATGGTAGCTCTATTTATGATGTTAATACTCAAGGAAACAAGCCAAAGCTGATGGGAGTTATTCCAGAGAATGCTGGCCATCATAAAGTGTTTCCTGACTACTTAACTATGCCCCGTAAAGAATACATTAATAATGAACAATGGCTTTATCTCATGTTATGTGTTGGGAAAGGTAGTTATGAGTTATTAGATGAAAATATCTTAATAGCGAATACTCCAGTTAGTCGTTATGTAGGCGATATCGACTATCAAGTGTTTGGCCCAGGAGAAAATGTAAGTGGCCATGAAGCACATAGAAATGTTTTTACATCAAGTGAAGTAGGTTCTACATCAGGTAGTACTGGTATCGAGCTGAAAGGTAAAACAACAAATACAGGTGGTGAAAACGGCAGATATATTTACTCTTTTAAAGACGATAAGATTATTGTTCATTATGAAGAATTCGATGCTGAATTAAATAGGCCAATAAGGTTTAAGGTTACACCTCCTTTTGAACTAGATGAAATTTTATCTATTAGCAATACTTTTGAAGGGCAAAATGACGGTGATTATCGACTTATAACAAAGCATTCATTGGGAAGTCTGGTGCAGAAAGTGACTTCTTCAGGTTCTAGTGATAGCACTTGGCTTGAATTTGCCGAAGAAACTAATTCTACAGCCACAGTCAGCGTTGAATATTTAGGTGGTGATGGTGAATTTAGCGGTCCATTTTTTGCGTGTCCTGCTGGTGAGAAAACAAATAAAATTTGGCTGGATTTTAAACTGCCTCAAGGCTTAGGCGAGTTAGATGACGATGGTAATATTTTAAACAAAGTCGTTGAAGTTTGGATCGAATATAGGAATGAAAATACCAGTGTCTGGAAACCGATGATCCACATATTTTCAAACAGTACAAACGATGAGCTTGGTGAAACTATCCCAATAAACTTACCCTCTAAGATGAGGCCAGAAGTTAGAGTTAAGCGATTCACGGCAGCTACTGATGATACTCGTATTTTTGATGATGTTTATTGGACCGGTTTAAAAGCCGAGTTAGCTAGCGCTACCAGTTATCCTGGCGCCACGACAATCGCAGTAAAAATTCGTGGTACTAATGCATTGGCAGGTTCAGCTGAGAATAAATTTAATGTGATACCAACACGAATTCTACCTGTCTATGAAAATGGTGTTTGGAGTGAACCTAAGCCAACGACTGATATTGCTCCTTTCTTTGCGCATGTAGTTCAGAGCGCTGGACATAGCCAAGATAAAATAGGGTTAGATGAGCTAGATGCTTTGCATACTATTTGGCATAACCGTGGTGATCAATTTAATGCCGTGTTCGATACAGGCAGCACATTATTTGCAGTTTTAAAAAGAGTTTTAGCACCTGGCTTTGCAAAACCCGTATTAGATTACGGTAAGATTTTACCTGTTCGTGACCAACCACGTACTATACACAAACATATGTATCAGCCTGATAACTATATCGGGCTATTAGATAGAGATATAAAACTAATCGATGATGATGAGCATGATGGTATTGAAGTCGAATACTTCAGCCCTGTTACTTGGAAGTCTGAAACAGTGCTTTGCTTGTTACCAGGTGACTTGGGTATCAATCCAGATAAGATCCGTGCATTTGGAATTACAAACCGAGATAAAGCATATCAATATGGTATGCGTGAGCGACGCACTCGCCGATATCGTCGAACTGTTTATAATTTTACGACAGAAATGGATGCACTCAACTCGAGTTACCTTGACTACTGCGCATTAGCTGACGACATTCCAGGCTATGAACAGTCGGGGGTTGTTGAGTATATTATTGGTAACTCAGTATATGTAAATACAGAACTAAAATGGCAAAGTGGTCAATCGCATTTATTGGCGCTTAGAAAGCCAGACGGTACATTATCTGGACCGTATACAGCATCTATAGGCTCAGCAAGCAATGAAGTTGTAATAAATGAAGCGTTAGACTTTGAACCCATCTTCGATGGCTCAATTGAACCACCTTTATTTATGTTTGGTATTACAAACAGGTGGTGCAGGAGCGTACTTATAAAAGATATTAAACCTTCATCCACCGATAGAGTAAAAGTGACAGCAGAGCAATATGATGAAAGGGTTTACCTAGACGATGATAGTTTAGCGCCTACTTAACATAATAAGTTATACACTATATAGAGCAGCTTTTATAAGCTGCTTTTTCTTTGTAATAATGAAAGGGTGTTCAAAATAGTGAAATGCTGAGTTTTCGCATTTTTCGCGATTTTCTACCGCGAGTTTTCGCGGCTTGCATCAAGAAAATCTCGCGAGGTAAACTCGCTCCTACCACAGTATAGGCACAGTGCAACATGGTGGGAGGTGGTTCACCCGCCGATGGGTTGTAATGAAGTTCCTGCAAAAAACCATGTACATTAAAACCCGTTTCAACACTCGCTCCCAGTAGATACAC